TATGATACTGCGTTTAGTAAACGAGAGACAGCAGACTATTCCGCAATAACAACGTGGGGTGTTTTTAAACCCGTGGAACACGGACCACCGCACATTATACTTTTACATGCAAGAAAGGGTCGTTGGGATTTTCCTGAGCTAAAAGAGATAGCGCTTGAAGAATATAAATACTGGGAACCCGAAACAATCTTGATTGAAGCCAAAGCTTCTGGTATGCCGTTAACACAAGAGCTACGGCAAGTTGGGATTCCTGTAGTTACTTATACGCCTAGTAAGGGCAATGATAAGCACGTACGTGTAAACTCCGTAGCTCCCCTCTTTGAAGCAGGTCAGGTATGGGCACCTGACGAGCGTTGGGCAGAAGAAGTGGTTGAAGAATGCGCTGCTTTCCCTTATGGTGATCATGACGATTTAGTCGATTCAACAACACAAGCGTTGTTGCGATTCAGACAGGGTAACTTTATCCAGCTGGAGTCTGATTATGTGGATGAACCCAAATACATAGAACAGAGAGAATATTATGGTTGATGATATATTTGATATAGATAAAAATATTCTTACACTACCCATACCTGGTGTAAGTAAAACAGATGATGATATATTTGATATAGATTTAGCTGGAGAACAACTACCTGAGGATTTTGTACCTACTATGGACAAAGTTGGAGCGGGGCTCACGGAACAGTTTTACACATTACCAGAAAGAACTAGAACTGAAATGGCTCCAATTTTAAGGTTTTTAGCTAAAAGCACAGACAAGGCTTATGATTTTAGTGAGGCTTTAAAAGATAAACCTTTACAAAGAATGGCTTTGCCTGGAGGCAACATAGCGTATCTTATTGGTCAATATGCTATTGGTGAAAATATGCCAAAAACATTTGCAAAACTTGAGATGGGTGAACCCATATCTTTACTTGATGCTGGTGAGGCTGTTTTACTCGGTTTTGATTTAGCTGGTTTAGGTGCTTTAGGAAGAGGCACCTTAAAGAAAGCAGTAAATAATGTATCGGAATTATTTGCTCAACAAAAAAATATACCAATTGAGGAAGCAAGCACTATTGTTTCAAGAACTTTATTAGAAAATCCAAATAAAGCTCAAGTTGATGAATATGCAGGTGCCAAATCCTTAGATGAATTATCTGAAGAAGAATTAGATAAATTAAATATGGGAGCAAAAGTTGTTAAACCTAAGAAAAAAGCCACTCCTAAAAAAACTGCCGCAGCACCTCAACAAGTAGAAATACAACCTGGGTTGATTGTGCCAAAGGATATTCCAGAGGCGCCTACTGTAAAAAAATTTACAGACCCTTTAAAAGTAAAACGATCGCCAGGAGGAGCTCAGAAAAAAATTACACCTGAATTAAACAAAGCCATATCCAAAAAAATTAAAGGATTTGATTTTGAAGGTCCTATGGATCTTGCAGGACCTAATCCAATAAAAAAAATAATAGACGACACAAGAGTTGAGCAAGGTTATCCTCCTACGTCAACAGGCATAACAACGACT